GCACTGCCCTCCTTAGCCCCTTTCGGGGCTAATTTGGTACACCCGTGAGTGGGATTACCCACTTAATTACCCTCAAACTAATGAGGGAACCCATCGGCGTTGCAATGCGACTGCGCCGTGCAGTGCGGACCTTTGCAGATTGAGACGGTCCACTTCGACTGGGGGTGGTAAATACCCCCTCAGCCTTAGTTGGTCTATCTCTAGTTGGCTCGGTTCTACAGGGGTCTCCCCATGTAGCCTAAGCAAACTCTTCTGCAATGCGGCGTACCCCTCCAGTACATCAGTACGATATACTGGCACTGGGAACCATGCTTTGACCTCAAAGCGATGGAGTTTCCCGTTCCATCTTCCGACGGAACGGTATCCCAAATAGGAAGTACGACCAAGGGCCTGAGATCTCTCCGATACATAGGGCAAAGGCCCTATAATACGCTCAATGATTAAATACATGAGCTGGGCCGTATGCCAATACCCTCTTTTATAGAAGGCATTAGCTGTGGCCACCCACGAGAGAAGCTCAGATCCTTCCCGCATACTCTTAGGACGCTGTTTACGAAGGTAAACTGGTGTTACCACCTCACCTTCATACGCGTCAGTGCCACAAGATTCTCTGAAGTTTCCACTAAAGAAAGTCTTGGACACATTTACCTTACAATTGTATTTTTGTAGGTAATCAAGAGTAACGCTCGCGTACGTTACGGGGACAACTAAATCGTCTCCGTACACGTGAATGCCACGCGACACTTTCATAATGTTCGCGTGACTTACAGGGAGCTTTCGCTCTCTCAACTGAGCCACTACACATATAGTGTAGAAATACATTGACTCAATTGGAAAGCAAAGAGCACTACCCATAGATGCGAACTTTTTCAAATCGCGTATCACTACGCCATCTGGAAGTTCCGCACTCGTCGAACGACAAGCGTCGATCGCATCCCGAAGGTCGGGATTTGAACGAAACATCTCTAAGGCCAGATCACGCGGAACGCGATCACTGGCATCAGAGAGATCAATCGTTGCTAATTGACCGTCATAGGACGAAATCAAAGCCAGTCTCTGGTTCACAGATTGATCACGAAAATTAACGTGACCTTTTGTAAGTTCAGAGGATTCGATAGTGTCATATAAAACACGTCGAATAGCCTGTTGCGCATATTGCATACAACATGGCTCTATAGCTATGATCCTTGGACCTTTCAAGGTTTTCGGAACACAAACAACCCTTACAGGTTGCTCCTGTTCTGGCTTAACGACCGTAACCTTCTTGAGCTCCTCAGACTCAATAGCGCTGTTAGAATAAGCACTATCAAGAATGGGGAAAAACGGCTCAAGACGGTCGTGCCATATCCGCCAATCGTACTTTCTGTTTCCAGAAGCACGTTCTGCGGTAGCTCCGGGACCATGCCGAGGGACCAACTTATCAAGGCGTATATTAGCCATGATATTGTCCCAAAGCATAGAAGATACACGACGAAAATAGTCGAGTTCTTCTTCCGGAACAGAAAACGCTGGAAAGGACTGCTCAATTGTGGAGAAGTTGGCGATCGCCGCCTGTATCCTTTTCGGGGTACAGGCAAGCTGGATCTTTTTGAAGGCCAGACAAATCTGTCTAACGCAGTCAACAAGAACGGTGTGATCGTCAATAGAAATTGAATTTTCGTCTCCATAAATTCTCCCTGTCTCATAGTTGAAAAGACGACCGATTAGCCCTTTCAGAAATGATGGGCCTAATCCACACTTCCTAAAATGTTGGAAGAGTGTTGGGTCGATGTAGCCAAGTGCCAGGCTTCGTTCGAAGTCCTGACAGAATCTTGGCAGGCTGATCGTTAAAAACGAGATGCCTTCTTTTTCAACTCGTGATCTAATAGTTTTCAGATCACGTAAATCAGAGACATCAGCGATGCATCTAGCGCAGGCATCTATATAAATGGCCTGCGCAATCTCTAGGTAATCACTTACGTTGCTTTTCAAGCCAGCTCCTTTCGGGGCAAAGCTTCAAGCCACGTCCGTTCACCATTACCCCTGAGTATATACCCAGGGAAGGCCCATTACCTAAACAAGCTAGCCCACGATTAGACTCCTTTATCCTTCGATAAAAGATCTAATACCTCCAAGGGTTGAGGGACTTTAACGCCCCCGCCCTGAAGGATCCCTAGGACTGAAAATAAGTCAAAAATGTCAACTTTTTTACTGACCTTTTTGAGCAAAGCTGGAGAAAATTCTTCAGCCAGTCCTAATGCGAAAGCTAGTAAAATCTGACGATTGGTAGAAGTCAAGGCCTTCTTCGGGCTTTTAGCCCGTAATTTAGGATTCTTGACCATAAATCTTTCCAATCGCAGTGTTGTCAAGCCAGGTTTTAAAGCCGGCTATAAGCTGTTCACATTGCGTTTGGCTAAACCCAACAAAGGGTCTATCCAGCACAACGTAAAAGCTGAGTGTCTCGTAATCATTGACAGCTGTCAATGGATCCGCTACAACAGCTCGATAGTCGATGCGAACAACAGATCGAATCCTTTGATTAGACTTGTTGTGACTTATCGTAAATTTATACGATTCGTCTGATTTCTGGTAGATGGCAGAAGTGCCAGTACTAGATATCCTCGGCATCGACTGTGCGACAGCATTAACGGTAACGACCTGTGGGTCGGTGAACATAGTGGTTGACTCCTTTGAGAAAACTGGAAGTTAATCAGCTGCACTACGTAGGGGTTCCATACCCTTCGCAGCAATGATTCAGCTGACAGATTATATCTTGGGGACCCTATTGGCCAAGCCAATAGCCCCAAGTATAGCCCACTGCGTGGGGTTTAAATCACCCCACGTCACGTTGAACCCATATGGATTAGACGATACCACACGCTGTTTGGTCGCAAACATTCGCTTCCATTCAAACGTTTTTGTACCGTTCCAAAAACCTATAGTCTGTTTAAGAGTATAGGTAGTTGTTTGACGGTGCATAAGGTACATGTCTTGAGCCACGATTCCGTCGAGGGCCCAATCCTGAGCGACCTGAATTTGGTCGCCCACGTTGGCAAACCAATCGACGAGCCATGACCACGGGGTTAACTGATAGAGCGTCGTCGGATTAACTCGAGCACCATAGATCATCATATGACGAGCCATGGTACTCCAAGCCGAATTATATCGGGAGTGTTCCGAGTCGAACTCCTTACGGTAATAGATGAAATTGCCTTCGGACCATACATTCTGAGTTACCTCTTTATGTATTTCCCAAAAGGCTCTCACATCGCTCCCGTCAGGAGCTTTGATCAAGTTACACATGGAATCGAGGATCTGAGTATTCGGTGAAACCGCATACCCAGCGCCCCAGTTTACACGTGAACTTGTCGTAATAGGCTCTAAAAACGTCCACTTCCTTTTGACCCAGCGATTATTTTCGACCGTAATTCGGTCGATGTGTTTCTGGGCATCGAGGTAGACCTCAAGGATCTGCACGATGTCTTTTACAAAAGGTTTCCAGCCAAACTGGTAATTGAGAAAGTCTTCAGCAGCCCCTTTAGGGGCCATGAAGGGAGGCGACCGCCTACCGCCCATAGCTTGCCACGTTTGTGAAAAGCTACGAGCTGTAGACTGAAGCATCCTTGGTGTATCTCGCATTTCGCCTATGGCGCGCGCGATTCCAGCTTTCTCAAGCTTAGGTCTAAGTTTATTGTAGACCTGTGGACTATATGCTGCCAAAGAGGGTAAGAGACTTTCGGAATAAGGGCCACCAATCCCAACACCTTCATATTGAAGGGAAGAGACTGGATCGGTTCCTTGAAAGCGGGGGTTTGTAAACCCGCCTTTATATTCCCACGACCGGTTATCCTGGAAAAACCCAGGCCGTGACGTGTAAGTCCCAATACCCTGTATCACGAGGGACGGAACAACGACTCGTAAATTGAGAAATCGTCCACCGGTGCGATAAGGAGGTCCAGGGTTCGTTTGATCCCAGGTACGCTCAAAGTCACACGGGTGTTCGGTAGGGGCCACTGCCATCTCCGCACCGACTGGATAGCCGGGCGGGTATGCTGAACCTGTTTTAAGGGCCAGATACCCTAAGTGGTAATTAGAAAAACCACTTGGAAATGCTATGTTCCTCTTTTCTCTAAGTCGAAGTTTCGTGGCAGTCATTTGTTAACCTCTCCATATGAAATATGGACGCGAACGCACAATGCATTCATCCTGTAGCATCTAAGATTAGATGCAATGAAAGAGACTCTCGATCATTTTTACAGGAAACGTCCGTCAACTTGGTGGGCCGGGCAATCCTAGACTGGATGAACTCTGTTTCCTATATTAGATATAGTACTTTCAGAAGCCACCCAACGTCTAAGTGCGTCGGCCCATAGTTAGTTCAAGAGATTTCATCGCTGAAACCTCAGACACCC